CGATTATTTAATTCAGAACCAATCTTTTCCATCTTTTCGTAGTGATTTAAACTCTACTTTAGAGGCTATCAATACATCTAATTCAGGAACATCAAGACCAACTTCAGCAGTAGCTGGAACTGTTTGGCTTGATGTAACTAACGCAACAAATCCAACCTTAAAATTCTTTGACGGGACAGATGATATATCTTTAGCACAATTAGATTATTCAGCTAACACAGTTAATTGGTTAGACAGTACAGTAGTTGCAGATTTAGTAAATGACACTACTCCACAATTAGGTGGAGATTTAGATGTTAATGGAAATTCAATAGTTTCAGTTTCAAATGGAAATATTACATTCACACCTGATGGAACAGGTAAAGTTATTATAGATGGTTTATCTTTTCCAACTTCAGATGGTTCGGCAGATCAAGTTTTAAAAACTGATGGTTCTGGTAATTTATCTTTTGGAGATGTATCTGGTGGTACTTCTTGGCAATCAAGTATTGTAACAGGAACAACTTTATCAGCAGTAGCTGGAAATGGTTATTGGATTGATACAACTTCAAATGCCTGTACTGTTACACTTCCAGCATCAGCAAGTGTTGGAGATACAATAGAATTTTCAGATTATGCAAGAACATGGGCAACAAATAATGTTACAATAAATCCTAACAGTTTAAACTTTCAAGGTAGTTCATCTCCTAATGCTGTTTATGATGTAAATGGTCAATCAGTTAGAATAGTTTATTCAGGTGCAACACAAGGTTGGATTCCAACTTCAGATGATGATGTTACTTTAGAAACTCCACAAACAGTTGATGTAGAATATTTAATTGTTGCTGGAGGTGGAAGTGGTGGTAGAAGTAATGCAGGAGGTGGTGGTGCTGGAGGTTTATTAACAAATTATGGTGGTTCTGCTATTACTTTATCAGGCGGTGTAACTTATACAGTAACAGTTGGTGGTGGAGGTGCATCAGCAACAACTAATGGAGCTGGTGTTACTGGTACTGATAGTGTTCTATCAGGAACAGGAATTACAACATTAACTGCTTTAGGTGGTGGATATGGTAGTAATGGTGCTGGTGATGATGGAGGTTCAGGTGGTGGTGGAGGTATTGGTTCTTCTGGTGGTTCAGGAACTGTTGGTCAAGGAAATGATGGAGGAGCTGGTGTTGTTGCCTCACCTGTTTATGGTGGTGGAGCTGGTGGTGGAGCTGGTGCTGTTGGTGGTGATGGTTCTGGTAGTGCTGGTGGTGTTGGTGGTGATGGTTTATCAAATTCTATAACAGGTTCTGCTGTTACTTATGCTGGAGGCGGTGGAGGTTCTAGTGACAACAGTAATGCTAATGCTGGTGCTGGAGGTTCAGGTGGTGGTGGTAATGGTTCAAGAGATAGTAATGCTGGTGCTGGTACTGATGGACTAGGTGGTGGTGGCGGTGGTACTACAACTGGTAATTCAGGTGCAGGTGGAGATGGAGTTGTTATTTTAAGAGTAGCAACTGCAGATTATACTGGTACAACAACTGGTTCTCCAACTGTTACAACAGATGGAACAGATACAATTATTCAATTTACAGGTTCAGGGAGTTACACAGCATAATGAAATATTTTGCAAAATTAATAGTCGGAAATAAAGTTGAAAAAGTTGTAACATTGTCAGACAATATTGCACCAACAGAACAAGCTGGAAGAAATTTTTTAAATAATCTTTACAAAACAAATGATCTTTGGTTTCAAACTTATAAAGATGGAAGTTTAAGAAAAAATTATGCTGGAATTGGTTATAAGTATGATCAAGTAAGAGATGCTTTTATAGCACCTAAACCTTACGCATCATGGATATTAAATGAAAATACTTGTATTTGGGAAGCACCAGTTGCTTATCCTACAGATGATCAAATTTATATTTGGAATGAAGATAATCAAACTTGGGATTTAAGAGAATAAATATAAATTAGCGGTGTGAGAGAATATAAAAATAATTCAAATAACAATTTTGTAGAGGGATATTATTTATCTGATTTATCTATATGTGATAATTTAATTAAATTATTTGAAAATTCAAATAAAAAAATTGAAGGATTAATAGGTCAAGGATTAGATAAAAAAATAAAAGATAGTTTAGATTTACAATTAAATATAAATGATATTAATAATTCTCCAATATTATATTCTTATTTTAAAGAATTGAGTGAAGCTATAAATTTATACAAAAAAAAATATATATTTTGCGATAAAGAAATTGCAAAGTGGGGAATACAACATGATTTTAATATACAAAAATATAAACCATCACAAGCATATCATGGTTGGCATTGTGAAACATCAAGTATAAATTCATCTAAAAGACATTTAGTTTTTATGACCTATTTGAATGATGTTAAACAAGGTGGAGAAACAGAATTTTATTATCAAAAATTAAAAGTAAAACCAGAAAAAGGATTAACTCTAATTTGGAGTGCTGATTGGACATTTACTCATAAAGGTCATACTACTATTGATGAGGATAAATATATTATAACAGGTTGGTATGAATTTAAAAAATGATTAACTCTAATATACAGAATTTATTTCCTATACCTATTTATATAACAAATATAGATAGAGAATTTACAAAAGAAGAATTAAATTTTGTTAATGAACAAAAAAATAATCTAAAACAAAATGGTAATGGTAGTGTTGCAACACTTAACTATATGACAAAAGACAATTATATTTTAAACAGAAAAGAATTTAAAAACATTAAGAAGTTTTTAGATCAATGTTGCAAAGATTATTTAGAAAAAATTATATCTCCTAAAAACAATATAGAACTTTATATCACTCAATCTTGGTTAAACTATACAGAAGAAAATCAATATCATCATCAACACGCACACCCTAATTCAGTTGTATCAGGTGTGTTGTATTTTGATTGCGATAAAGAAAATGATAAAATTAAATTTACCAATTCAAAAGGCTATCAACAAATAAAACCAGAAGTAGATCAATTTAATATTTGGAATTCTGATACATGGTGGTTTGAATTAGAAACAGGTCAATTAGTAATGTTTCCATCATCTACAATTCATCAAGTAGATACAAAACAAGGAAATAATACTAGAATAAGTTTAGCATTTAATACTTTTTATAAAGGTACAATAGGTTCAAATAGTAATTTAACTGAATTGATTTTATAACCCTAAAATGTTATAAAGTCATCTGCAAGTGGGTATTACCTCCACACCACATACTCACTTGCTTTATTATGATAAAATTCATCAATATATTAAAACATTGGAAGAATAATATATGGAAGAAATTAAAGAAAGAATCAAGCAACATGAGGGGTTTCGGGACACTATGTATTCCGATAGCTTGGGTTTTCGTACTATCGGCTATGGTCATTTGGTATTGGATTCCGATAACTTTGTTGAGGGTGTTGCTTATGACAAAGAAACTCTTGAAGAAGTTTTTGATAATGATTTTAAAATAGCATTAGATTCAGCTAGAGAATTACTTAGAAATATAGAGCATAATCATATAGTTTTTGGTGTAATTGTTGAAATGTGTTTTCAATTAGGCAAACCAAGAGTAATGAAATTCAAAAAAATGTGGGAAGCATTAAAACAACAAAACTATTTAAAAGCATCAGAAGAAATGATAGATAGTAATTGGCACAAACAAACCACAAAAAGATGTGAGAGTTTGGCTAGTATAATGAAAAACGCAAACAAATAGGAGTTTATTATGCCAATGGGAAAAGGAACTTATGGTAGCCGTAGAGGAAGACCAGCTAAAAAGAAATCTAAAATGATGAATAAGAAAAAGAAAAAGAAATAATGAGTGGATTTACTACTACAGCAACTTTATCAGAAATGATAAACAAGTTTAAATACAAAAAGAAAAAGAAGAAAAAAAAGAAGAAGAAAAAGTAATGAAGAAGAAACCAATATATGCTAAACCAAGACCAAAGAAATTAGGTAAGCCTAAATCTTTTAATGTGAAGTCTAAAGCATATAAATCAGCTAAAAGACAAGCTGATAAAAAGTTCGGAAAGAAAGTAAGTCTTTATAAGAACATCTTTATTTCTAAAGCTATTAAAAAATATAAACCGAGAAAGAAAAAATGATTAGTGATGTTTATAATATACCATTTGGCTTATCCGTACAAAGAGGAGATGTAAATAATTTTCAAGCCATACAAAAATTTGGATATAACGGTTCAGTAGGAACATCATTTGAAACAATCTGGGACGGTGGGGGAGATTATACTTTTATAACTTCTCCTAGTACTGCAACTGCAACTTCATCTGATACAGGCTCAGATAATAATGGAACAGTAGAAATTGTAGGATTAGATTCTAATTACGATCTAGCAACAGAAACAATCACAATAGGTGGTTCTGCATCAACAACTTCTTTTATAAGAGTATTCAGAGCAAGAATGATTAATGCTAATACAGGAGATACAAATGTTGGTACAATTACAATAACTGTATCATCAACAACTGTAGCACAAATTCAGCCAACATATGGTCAAACATTAATGGCTGTTTATACAGTTCCAAGATTTTTTCAGGCTTATTTAGTTGAATTAGATGTAGGTAGTTCAAAAGATTTAGAAAATGAAATTAAATTTAGAATTAAAGAACTTGATAATGGAAACTCTTGGAATACTAGATCATTTGTAACTACAAGAGGTGGATTTACTGAAAAAAACTTTCATGTACCAGAAATAATACCAGCTAAAACAGATATTGAAATGAGAGCAAAATCTTCAGCAACAAGTTCTATATCTGGTGGATTTGAATTAATACTAGAGAAAGTTGTTCAAAGCTAATGGCTAAGAGACCTAGAACAACTGGCGAACATATCGTATCGTTGTATGGTCATGTAACAGGATTAAAAAAAGATATTTCAACAATTAAAAATAACCATCTTGCTCATATGCACGAGGACATAGAGAAGATAGATCAAAAGTTAGATAACAAGTTTGATAGCCTAACAAATTTAATTATGTATGGTGTAGGTGCAGTAGCTTTATTGTTTATAGCCCAAGTGCTTTACTTTTTATCAAAATAATATACAACACATACTTGTATGATTTATAAGTCAGTTCTGATTATCAGCGATACACATATACCCTACCATGTACCTGAATTAATACCTTATTTGAAACTGTTAAAAAAAAAATATTCATTTGATAAAGTCATACATATTGGAGACGAATTAGATAAACACGCATTATCATTTCACGATAGTGACCCTGACTTACCTAGTGCTGGAGATGAATTAAAAATGTCTTTACCTACTATACATGAATTAGAAAAAATATTTCCACAAATGGATTTGATGGACTCTAATCACGGAAGTTTAGTTTATAGAAAAGCATTAAAGCATGGAATACCAAAAGCATATTTAAGAAATTACAATGAATTTTTACAAGTTGGTAAAGGTTGGAAATGGCATGACGATCTAACAATAGATACTCCACTTGGTAAAGTTTATTTCTGTCATGGTAAAACAGCAGATGTATTAAAATTAGCACAAAGCATGGGAATGAGTTGTGTACAAGGACATTATCACAGTTCAATGGGTTGTAGATGGTATGGCAACAGTTTAGGCTTGTATTATGGCTTACAGGTGGGTTGCATGATAGATAATAAATCCCTTGCCTTTAGATATAACAAAGTTCAAAAAGCTAGACCACTCATTGGTTGTTCTGTTATTAAAAATGGACTTCCAATAATTGAGCCTTTTATTAAAGATAAATCTGGAAAATGGATAGGAAAGCTACTTTAAAGCCCCATACAGCCACGCAGAGAGCCATTGATAAGCAAATAGGTGGCAATCATTATAAGCAGTATAAGATACAGCCAATCGAGTTTATCGTCCAAAATAATCTTGATTTCATACAGGGTAATATAATAAAATACGCACTCCGAAATAAAGCTGGAGAAGACCCAGTAGAGAAATGGAATAAGATTATCCATTATTGCGAATTAGCAAAAGAATTATTGAAAAATAAAAAATAAGGAATATTAGGGGTTAATGAAATTCCTATATTTAATTTATTCTTTCCTTGTGCTATATTGGTCAGCATTAATTATTTTAACTGCTAATACTTACTTATGATCTGGCTTAAATTATTATCAAACCCACTTACAAAGATAATCGCTAATAAAACTATTGGTGCAATTCAGCATAAATTAGAAAAAGATAAGATTATAAAAGCTAAAGAAATAGAAGCTGTTAAAACAGTATCGGTAGAACAAATAAGACAGCAAGAAAATTCTTTTAAAGATGAATGGTTAGTTGTTGTATTTAGTTTAGTTTTTTTATTTCATTTTGTACCACAATTCCAAGACACTATGCAAAGAGGTTGGGAAATACTTGAATATGCTAGTGATT